TGGGCTTCTTTAAGTGTGGGGCCATGCCGGTAGCAACAGCCCAGCGGGTTATTTCCCATTGGTTGCGATACTGCTGCTGCTGAGCTTCGCGCATACCTTCCAATTTCAAACGCCAAAAACGAGGCGTAGAAAGTAAAAAAGCCTGCTCACTTAGCATCATTTCGCCGTAAGCAATGCGCTCAATCTTGCGCCAAGTTAGCGGGGCGCCGTCGCCCTTGGCAGTTACTCCCCCGTTGACTCTTCAACAGGTGCAAAAAATTCTGTAATTGCTGCGGTGAATCCTTCTAACGCTGGGCTAATTTCTTGAAACTTTTTAATCGCCGCGCCTAACTTTTGCACCGTTGGATAAGGCGTCTTTTTATCCTGGGCCTCGTAGCCTTCCAAGATTCCGTAAAACGCGCAGCTCAAAGCAAAATCCATAGACTTCGCTAAGTCCTTTTGCAGGTTTAAATCGGCAAAAGTTTCCATCCCGGCAACTTCCATAATGTTGCGCAGGCTATTCATGTTAAATAAAAGGGGATGCTCAGCACCCCCTAGTTTAATTGTAGTGCTCATCGCACAAATATAACACTATTAAGCAACTGTACCAATAGTCAAAGCGCCAGACCCCTGCAAGGTGCCAGTCCAAGTTGCTTTATCGTTGTTTGGTGCGCTAAGGCTTAATGATGTAAAGAAAGCAGAGCCAGTATATTTTTCGTCGCCTGTTACATTTGTAGAAATTACAATAGTCAACAAAGTGCCTGCCAATAAATCAGTAGCTAAATCTTTAAAAGATTGCTGAGATGCTCCTACGCTTGAATCATCTTCAAAGATTGCTTCAACGTTTAGCGTGTAGCCATACTCGCCAGCAATAAATTCCTTTGCGCCTGCGCTGTCTTTGCTTGTAACGTCGATCATATCCTTAGACACGTCGAAGCTGTGAGAAGTCGCGTTAGCGATTTTTTTAAGTGTGCCGCTCACATCTTTATAGATGCTTATAAGCGTGCCGTTAACTGGTCCAGTAGTTGCCATCTTATTTGTATATTAAGTTATTTTTCTTTGCTAATTTAGCGAGTATTTTATCCACGCCGTTTATAATTCCGTCCGTTACTTTGCCCGCGTTTTGATCTAATGCCGGGCGCATAAAAGGGCGCGCTTCAATGATACCAGTATAGCGGCCTGTCTTTTCCTGTATACGTGCAACAGTGCCGTATTCAAACATCGGCCCGAGGTAATTATTGTAATATTCTTTGCGCAATCCAATCAGCACTTTTGTTTTATTGTCCTTATCCTTTCCAGTAATAAAGCCGATAGAGGCGGCTAAATCTCCGCTATCTTTTGGCGCTAAGTTCTTTGCACTACTAATTATTGGTAATGCCTGAGCTTTGAGCATGCGCTGAAATTCGGGGTTGTCGATTTCGACCCCCATCGCTTTTAAGGCATCTATAACCTCGGCAATATTTTCAACGTTCTTTGTCACTCTGTTAATTCAGTTTCCAACTTCAAATATAAATTGCGGGCTATGTTTGCAATGTTAACAATGTTATGATTAAGGCCCGCGTCGACTATCCTATGCTTAACGCTTACCGCTGAATTATAGCGGATTGTGTAGTAAACAATTTGCTTATGCTCTCTGCGGTCCGCGTTGACCTGTTCGCTGCCGCTTTCCTGTTCTACGCGCTGAGCCCAAGCTGTTGCATATTCGGTCCACGTCTGTAATTTTTCACCTGTATTGGCGTCGATAGTTTCCGCATAACTCTGCAGGCTTACCAATACGTCCATAGATCCCGCTTGCATTATAGTATAATTTGGATTTTGTAAGGATCTAAAAGATACTCGAAGCCTAAAGATATCTTGGCTTGGATGGTTCCCACTACTATCGCGTTCCTGTTATCATAGTATTGGCCCACTAATAACAAAGCAGCGTGTTTAATTGCCATCGGAAAAATAGTATCTGGGTCGACGCTAGACGTACCCACTGGATTAAATCCCTCGCTCACATCAATAATGTACTTAATCGTATCGTCGGTTATTGAGTCGGGCGCAGTATTGATAAAGATATTTCGTGAGTAATTGCCCATAGGGTCAGGCGCTACTATCCAATCACTGCCAGCAAATGCCGTTACCGCTTGGCTAGAGTTAACGTAAGAAACAGAGTTAACAGCCAACACGCGGCTATTTACGCGAAGATAATTGCCAGAAGGTATATTGAGGCCGTTAACGGGATTGATTAGCGCAGGCGAGCCCGTAAAGCTATCAAAGCCATATTTTGCCGTACCCTTCTTAATCGAGTAGCCCAAGTAATTGCTGCAGGCGTCAACGGCCATACTGATTAAACCCGAAATATAACTGTCGTCATCGGAAGCAGTAACGCGCAAATGCTGCTTAGCATCCGCTAAACTCAAGTAGTCTGTGGCTACATTTGCAAAGGCTGTGTATCTTCTAGATTTAAACATTATTCGGCGTCTAATTCGGTCTCTGGGTTAGTCGGTTTCTTTTTGGTCTTTGGCGCAGCTACAACTTCAACAGCCCCAGCCTCAAGTAATAACTCGGCTTGCTTTGTTTCAATGTCTACCACTTCGCCCAAGTTATAACTCAGGTTAAATTGGCCTGTTGGATTGATCAAAAATTTTACTAACATTTGGCCCGTGGGGGGTGCAGTCAAGACCCCCCGCAGCACTCGGACTTTTACGCCCCCGAGCGGGCTAGTGATTAGGCAACGATGTCCTTACAAACCGCGAAGGCTGCAGGGTTCAACAAAGCAGTATCCAAATAAGCGTTAAGTACTACGTTGGTCAAGCCGGCAGTAGCTCCTGAATATGGGTCTACTGTGAGTTCCATTCCTCCCCAGTTTCCCACGCACATTTTGGAGAAGTCGCCAAAAATTAATGCAGACAAAGTAGTAGCGTTACCTTTAGACAAGTTGCTAGGAACCAAGGTAGTAGTTTGAACATTGTAACCGTTCAAGTCTGTACCACCCGCAGGCCAAATAAAGTTACCTTCAACGCCTGAAGCTTGGCGGCTAGTGGTTTGCAATTTAGCTTTTACAGTTGGGTTAGTCAAGTAAGCAACTCCGTTACCGTTAGCGTTTTCAACTGCTTTCATCAAGTTAACTACGTCGGCCCAAACTGGAGCTGCGCCGTTAGCGTTAGTTCCGTTTGAAGATGCACCACCTGCGAAAGTTACGTTAACGTTAGCGTTAGCAATAATACCAGTAGGCTCGTTAGAACCACCGCCTTTAATTGCAGCAGTTTCCAAAGATTGTGCCATTGCGTTAAGCAACCAATTACGTACGTACCCGTCAATGCTATTAGAAGATTGCAACATCAACTGGTTAGATACCTGAATATAGGCAGCCAAACGCTTAGGGCTCAAAGTGATTTTGCTGAACGCTGGGCTCTTCTCGGTAGCAGAACCATTTTCAGTATTCCAACCTGCTGAAGGCAAAGTGCTGGCAGTTGGTAAATCCAAGTTTCCAACCAACCCGCTCAAACGCTGTACGCCCAAACCTGCTAGAACAGTTTTAGGTAGCAAAATGTCAATAATAGAACCTACTGAAGTTTGGATGTTTACGCCACCTTCAGAGCCTGAGCTTCCGCCTGTGGCAGTCATATCACGCTTGAATACTTCAGATGGGATTTTGATAGAGTGAGCAGAAACAGAAACTCCAGAACGCTGGAACTCTTCGCCACCCATTGCAGAAAATTCACCCTCAACGCCTTCACGACGGCCAGTGATAGCCATTTCCATTGCGCGCTTGAAGCTGTAATCTTTAGCCATGTTAGACTTTTCTTTTTCTTCGCTACGGCTTGCGCTGTGGCCTGCTGCTTGAGCTGCAAGGTTTTGCAATTTTTCAAGGGTTTCAACCTCTGCTTTGATCGCGCCCAAACGAGCCTCGATTTCAGACAAACGGTTGTTTTCAGTGTCAGCCATAGAACGTGCTTCACGCTCGATGGTAGATTGTAGGGTAGACAATTCGCCTAGCAAACGTCCACGCTCTTCTTTTAGGGCTTTAATTTTATTCATGATTTTTGTTTTTTTTAATAGTTTGTGTATCTGGCTAATGCTAATTTCAAAATGTCTGCGCTTACTTGGCTTTGTTTTGC